AGTAACTGCTCTGATATTTTAAGACGCTTCTGGAACTCTTTGTCATCAGCATCTCCTTGTTTAAGATTAGCCGTAACTGCTTTAATACGGTCAATCTCAAGTTCCTGTGGTACAGCCTGAGCCTCTGTAGTAAGTTTCTGCGCTCTAGCTTGTGATTCAATAGCCTGACCTTGTAGTGCCGCAGTCTGTGACTTCTGGAACTCAATCTGTGCTTGTTGCATAGCCTGTTGTGCTTGCTGTGCTTCTGGGTTAGGTTGATTAGCTTGTTGTAGAGCCGCTACTAGTTCCTCACGGTTAGCCAAGTTCATGTTATCAACGATTGACATAATCAACTGTGAGTACATTGGGCTGTCTGGCTTCATAGTCTGCAGTAACTGTACAAGCTGTGTAACCTCATACTCACGGGCAATGATACCTAGACTGCTAGAAGTATGGAACTTGTAGTCCGCAACAGGATAACGCTCAGGGTTAAACTGCATATAACGATGTGCGGCTTTAGTTACGAATGGAATAAGGAATGATTCTTGGAAGTTAATCAACGTACGCTTGTGACGCTTGATGATAGCACCGAGGCTCATAGAGATACCTGCGGCTGTTGCCTCACCATTGATAGAACCAGAGATACCCGCAGAGTCAATAGCACCTGTGGCTGTCTGTACCATTTTCTGTAGTTCAGCGGCTTGTCCGAAGGTTACTTGACTAACATTGCCAAAGTTTAATGGCTGTAGGACTTCAGCAGGGTTACCGTTGGTTAGGATAGTCTTACCCGCACGTACCTCTGCTTTAGCACCTCTAGGCATACGTGTAGCATCAATAGCCATCATCGGGTGTATAGTAAGTGCTAAGGCATCGATTCTAGCGCGTAGTTCTGCGTCTAACGCCTTTTGAGAGTTATACCCTTTCTCACATACTCCTCGACCCCAGAAACGGCTAGGAACGACATCCCACGGGAATGCAACGACTGGTCTGTCACCCATCATGTATGGATTCTCTTCAGCCTTAAGTAAAGTACCATCATTAGCAATAACAACGATAGCCTCTACGTAGTATGAATCACTCTCTTCATTAGCGACTAGTTCTTCTACTTCTGCGTCTTCGTCTTCTTCTTCTTGAGCCGCCTTTAATAAATGACGAGGTACTAAACCGTAGTACTTTGTTAGACGTATCTTATCATCCTCAAACACTGAAAGGTCTTTATCTGGCTCGATATCAAAGTCTGGAGCAGAAGTGCCTACATAGATGTCACGATATACGCCTGACTCCTGTAGTTGCTCTACCAAGTGTGTAGGTACAAACTCATCTACCGCACAACCCAGTGCTTCCTCAATGGAAGTAGCTAGTGGGTCGATAAGGAAGTTCTGTGGCATTACTGGTCGTCGCTTTACGCAAGTCTTCTCTACGATGTTAACACCAACTGCTGTTAAATCCCCACCCATTACAGGCTGTGTAGCAGGTTGAAACTCTTTCTCTTCTTCTAATACTACTTCAGCGATACCTGTACCGAATACAGCCGCGTTGATAAGGCACTCAGCTACATTCTTACGGACTTTATTCTTTTTAAAGTCTTTGTATAGGACTTCGCGTAACATAGCTATATCACGCTTCTCGTTGTCCGCTACGTCATCCTCAATGTCAAACCACTTGCCACGACCAAAGGTAGCTTCCTCTAGTTCCGCAACAGATGACTCAACCGCCTGTTGTAGTGCAGGGGAAATAATCTTAGAGCGTTCCGACTCTCTGGTCTTGTCCTCTGCCGCCCATTGACCACGCCATAAGCGGTAGTACTCATCAAACTTTACCGCATAGTTGGATTCGAAATGATTACGCCAACCCTGACATTTATCAACAACCCAACCCTCTAGGCTTTGCTCAATTGTTAGTTCTTCCTTATCTTCTAGTAACATATTAATACCCTGCGTAAGTATCTAAAAATTCAAATTCTTCTTCCTGATAGTCCGAGGTGTAGGCTATGTTAGCCAACTGGTCTATATAGGCGAGTGAGTCAATCAAGTCATCGTGTACGTGGTGACTAGGGAATTGGAATAGTTCATCTAGGAACTCTGTATTCCAAGCACCTTTGTTAAGTGTAATCTTACCGTGTTCAAACCTACCTTGCAAAGCCCACACGATTCTATCGGTCTTCTTCTTGTTGCCATGAGTCAGTTCCTCAATACGAAAGAACCTATCATTAGCCTTCATCAAGTCTGAGATGTATGGAAGTACAGCGTTCTTTAACGCCCCTTTCTCGATACCCACGGACACTGGACGATAGTCTCGTACAGCTTCAAAGATTTTACGTGCAGTTTGTTCCACACCCCAACGACCATGAATGATGTCAGCAACGTACCAACCTTCTTCATTTGCTTTAACAACCGAGATAGCCGTTTGGTCAAGTCGTTTAGTTTTAGTTGTAGCTTTTGCCACATCAGCAAACCCCGCCAAATCGACAGCAATATAATACTGACCACTAGTGGGTTCTTCTTCAGAAAACTTAATGTAATCTTCTTTAAATAATTCACTGCCCTGTGCCTCGAATGATGCCATGAACTCCTGACGGAAACTAAATGCAGACATAGACTTCTTAGCCGCTTCAATCTCTTCAGGGTCTAGTAGTGGATTATCATAGCTTGTAAAGTGATAACTTACAAAGGTCTCATCCTCTGCCACACAAGCATAGTTATATAAGTCATAGAAGTGATTACGTCCCATTGGCGTACCAATGAACAGCGCATCTCCCTTCTGGTCAGCTAGTGCAGGTCTAAGGATTTGCTCCCAGACCTCTGGCTTCATATCCGCATACTCATCCATAACGAGGAACTTAAGACTGACACCACGCATGGTTTCTGGTCTATCTGCACCCTTGAGTGCTATGGTTGCCCCGTTGACTAGCTTTATTTGTAAGTTATTAACGTGACTAGAGGCTATGACGGGGTTGCCTATCTCCATCAGTACCTGCCACATAATGTCCCTAGCCTGACCCTGTGTAGGTGCAACGTAGAAGACATGACCCTTATCGGACTGTAAAGCCCTGATGATTAACATCCATGCGGCTAAGCGGGACTTGCCTGTACGTCTACCTGCGGCTATGACCTTGAATCTAGTTGTGTCCTCAAAGACTTCCTGTTGCCACGGTAGTAGCGATACGTTTAATTCCGTAGTCAACTAGTAAGTCCACATTACATAAGGGGTTGTATCGTCAGGACTGCGGATATCAACATGGACGAAGCCACGAGCAACTCCCACGCCTGTGAATCCAAGCGCGATAGCCTTCTCAACGATACGAAACCGTTGGTAGCCGTTAGTGACTTTAATATCCGCGGCAATGCCCTGTGCATGAGTTCCTGTTCCTGGTTTTGCTTTCTTAGCTTCAATGGGGTGTGTTTTATCTCTAAATCCTGACGTAATTACAAAGGGGAAACCACAGGCTTCTCTTAGCTTATCTAGCTTCTCGATAAACTTATCTTCAATCCCGTTGTTACCTGTGTACTGACAAGCAAACTCATCTCTATCAAAGTACTTAGCCATCTATGATTTCTCCATCGTCTATGACATCCTCTGTATTCCCTGACACCACTGTAGTCTCTCCTCCAACTCCAGTAATGTTTATCTGTATCGCTGACTTACCCGCGCCCTTAATGACATCATTCTCAAATACAGCTGTGGGTAATATCCTATCCATGACTAACTTCCATGCCGCGGCTTGATTCTTATGGTCATCGTTAAGTGCCGCATCGAATATCGAGTCTAGGACTTTACGAGACTTAGGGGATGACAACATCCTGCCCTTGTACTCGTTGATGATAGCCGCATCACCCTTCGGGCGACCCCTTGACAAACCAGTAGTGCCTTTTTTTCTTGACACCATATCTGATTTCTTAGGTCTGCCCCTTCTCCTTTTCGGAGTAGCTGTATTATTGTCCATAGGACTCTCCTTAAGTTATCTTAAGTATACTTAGGGACGCGTTTAGTATTTAACTTTAAAGAATAATCATTAAAGAATAATATCTAAGACTACTTAAGTATCCTTAAGGCTTTAAATTAATCTATACTATAAGTATATTATAGCATATTTATAACGTAATGTCAAGTACTTTATTAGTTAAATTAGACCCGCGAGCCAACTTTTTAGTTCCATAACTAATAGTAATTAAATTGTCCCTTTATATGAATATTTGTCATACTTAAGTACCCGTCACAATACTTAAGGAAAACAATAACTTAGGGGATAAACCTAGATTAATTCTTTTTATTGAATATTGGCTTTTTTAGTATACAGGGGGATACCGTAACAGTCTCAGGATACCCACGCACCCCCCGCCCCCAGTTATCCACAGGTTATCCACAGGGGCTGAGTTATCCACAGGTTATCCACAGTGACTGGAATCCTTAAGGCAGTCACAAGGAGACTTGACGGGGGAACGTGAGTATGCTAAAGGATACCTATAGACACACCTGAGAATAAACACTTGACAACCTCAACCCGTTATGTTATACGCACGCACGCGCCTGTATATAAAGGTATATTATAACGTGACTAGATTGTTTATATTAGTCACGCATTAGGTGTTGACAATATAATGCCATTGCTTATAATGGTTACATCAATTAATTAAACAGGTGCGACAATATGAAGTATAACGCTAAACAGCTAAACAACGGACAATGGGCTGTCTTTACTGGTAAGCAGTATTTCCCCCATACTGTAGCAGATACCAAAGAAGAGGCGCATATATGGGCTATCAAAGAGTCTGCTATATGGCATCAGCAACAGCTTGATAAACTAGAAGATGAATTCGGTATAGTAGAGGGTTCTACTCTCAAAGAGTGGATTTGCTAAGTAAATATATAGAACCTATTGACTCAACCAGTAGGTTCGCTTATATTTATTTAAACATTAACTTTTAACAGGTGATTATATTATGAAATTATTATCTAGAGATTCAAATACTAAACTAATTAAAACTGCTAAGGGCGAGAGCGAGCCAGTAGTCTTAGCGGGATTGTCACTAATGCCAACAATTGAATTGTGCCCTAGTGCTATGAACGCTGATTGCTTTAACGATTGTCTTAAGTCTAGCGGATTGGCTCAGGTATACACGTCAGTCAATAAGGCGCGTCAGGCTAAGACTGAATATTATATGAACGATAGGGAGGGATTTCTTAAGGACCTAAGGCGCGAATTGACTAATCTAGTTAAATACGCTGAGAAGCACGGTAAAAAAGCTATTGTGCGTTTAAATGTATTGTCCGAT